TGTCGGGAACCAGCTCGGCACTCACGCCCATGTCAGAACGAATGAATTCGATAAATCCCGACAGGCTCGTTGTCATTTTTTGCTGCCCCGTTTTTCGGTAACGATGGTTTCACTCACTGTCGGAGAGTCGTCGTTATCGTCACGACCTTTTGCCTGCTCTGCACTGAACTCCATTTCACCGGTATATCCGGTACCGCTTTCACGTAGCGTGCTGTCAAGCGCCGCCACGGAAGCCTGTCGGCGGTTGTGCGCATTACGAGTAAGATGCACATCGTTATCGCGAATGGTTTTCTCAATCACCGCCGAAGATACGGGCTTGTTAACGCTGTAGCACAGACCTACAAACGCTTTGCTTTGGTCGATTTTTGTTGAGTCAACCAGTCCATATACCTGATGGTGCTGAATGACAGCCTCAACCTCTTCTGTCGAACCATCGAGCACCATCATTTGAGAACCATGCTCGATGGGGATTTGACGCAGACGCCCGGTTTCCAGCGTGCGAAATGTGAAAATATTGCGCTGTTTAGTGGTGTTAGCGATGAACAGTTTCATTGGTTACCCTCGTAAAAAAGCCCCTGCAGCGTTTCCCCTGCAGAGGCTTAACCACTTCAAGAATGGATCAGGCGCTGTACGCCATGGACAGGATGGTGATGGCTTCCGGGCGCACTGCCCAACCTGAGGTTGAGCGCATTTCGGAAAGAACATCGATGGCTCCACCAGCGATCGGCGTCGGAATTTCACGCGGTGCGGCCATGTCAGTAAACATCAGCGCGTTCGCAGAAAGAGACGGTGTCAACTTGGCGAATTCGTTGGTGTTCACCGTCGAGTTGACCATTGGGACTTCGACCTCTGGAATGGTGATAACCACCGCGTCGGTACCACCAGCGCCAGCGCCGATCAGAGTGTCGTCATACACCCAGTCAACCTGAACGTTTGCCCCCTTCAGGACTTCTTTCACAGTGCCGCCGACAGTGTCAGTACCGCCACCAGGACGCTGATAAGATGTCAGTTGAACGATCTGCTGAATCTCCATCGAACCTAAAATACGCTGAGGCCCAAGGATAACGACGCGCAACTGTCGCCCAAGCTGCATAGTACGGGTCATTGCGGCCTGTACATGCCCCAGCAGATAAACAGCCATTTGGCCGTGGTCATAAGCTAATACATTTGCGTTACCGCTGGTATCGGGTGGCAGCGTTTCTGTTGTCGCCCCGGCAGTGTTCAACAGTCCTTCACCACCAGCCGGATTCATGCCGTTAAGCAGCGCAGAGCGCAGCTGCTGGAAAATACCCTGCCGCATACCCAGACGCTGGGCTTCTGGCAGAGCGAAGTTCCAGTTACCCGCCGCAGCAATGTCATGGTGGTCATAGATACCACGGCTGCGGAACAGGTAAGTTGGCGTAGAAATCATTCTCGCTTCCAGCGCGACGCTCGGCAGCTGGTTACCATTACCGGACTGGCTGGACGTTGTTTGGGTGCGAATGTCCAAACGACGCATGTAGACGTACTGGTCGCCAACGCCTAGACGAACCTGTGGGTTACCGCTGGCGATGGTTTCAAACGCACCTGACGCCTGTTGATAACCGATAATCATTTCCGGCGCGATGTACGACGGATTGACAATAGTGTAGCTGGGGGTAATTGCAGACATTTAATTCAGCTCCCTTAAAGTAAGACCAGCGCGCAGCTGTCGGTATTGTTCCAGGTCAGGAAACCCGTATCGCTGTCATAATTGACAGTTTTGGAGTTACCCGCTTCTACAGCCAACACTTTCACCGGTAGTGTGATATCGGAAAGCGCTACAGCACTGATGGTGCCCTGGGTAGTCGCCTCCCCCGCCGGAGCAGATACCGGGTCATAGGTGAAGGTAGTTGCGCTCGGTACGGACAGAACGACCACAGTGCCATTGTATTCTGCCGGTACCGCCCCACTGATTTTCACGTATTGTCCAGCCGTCAGCCCGTGAGCTGATGCAGCCGTTGCCGTTGCCACACCGGAGGCATAAGTTACTGCGGTCGTTTCAATATCAGCGCCTGCGAAGCCAGCTGCTGCCGCAGTAGTGATTTGGTTATTCACAAAGTCCCAGGCGAGAGCCGTTTTTACGGAAGCACCAGCAGTGGCCAGAGCGACAACCTGCGCTGAGGCTTTCAGCGGAACCCGCATATTTGAGCCGATGCGATAAAACGACACACTCATTCCAGAGGCGTAAAGTGGAACCGGAGATTGTGGTGTGGTCAGGCCGTTATGTGCCTGGTTGAAAACGGTAAAACCTTCCAGTTCATCTACGGATACGGCGTGGCGAATAGTTGTACCCCGTGGGCTTGACTGGTTGCCTGCCAGTAGTTCGGCAATTGGCAGACCGCCCCAGAGCGGTTTGGTTTCTGTGGACGCTACGGTACCGGCGGCAAGATTAAAACGGTTGGCAGGGTCATCCAGCGCGACACCCTGAATATAACCGTCTGACTTCACGCCGAAGGAGCCCAGCGCATTCGTAGTTGCCATCGGATTTAGAGATAAATTAGCCATGCTTCTGAACTCCTGTTAAGCCTGGTTGTTAAAACTGGTGACCTGACGTTTGCCTGACTGGAACGGTGCCCAGGCGGCTGCGGGATCGCCTTCAAAGGTGCTGATCTGACGACCGGTTGCATCAGCGCGTTTGATTTCTCGCAGCATGCCGGGACCGACAGACAGACTTGCCGATTTTTGCGCGTCGGCGTAAATCTGCTTTTCGGCAAATCCAAGCAACGCAGAATCAGCGATAGAGGACAGGTCAACAGCCTTAAAGTCCGGTGAGTGCTCCTGTAGCTGAATCATCATGCGGCGGCGGTATGCCAGCGGTTTTTCTCCAGACAGTGGAACCGGTGCACGCTTGCCGAAGGAAGAGAACACGCTATCTGCTTTTACTTGGGCATCCGCGACTTCATTGCGCTCTTCGTCGGTCAGCTCGGTAGGGATACGGGAACGCAGATCTGCAATTTCCTGACGCAGCTGTGAATCAGCTTTTTCTTTTGCTTCTTCGGCACCTGCCTTTTCTTTGGCCTCTGCGTCGGCCTTTTCCTGCGCGGTTTTTTCTTCCGCATCGGCTTTGGCTTTAGCCTCATCTGCCTCTTTTGCTTCCGCGTCAGCCTTTTCTTTTTTGTCTGCCTCTTCAGCATCAGCCTTTTCTTTCATTTCTGCGGCTTCGGCGTCAGCCTTAGCCATACGGGCATCGATCGCCTTATTAATCAGCGCTACGATTTTTTCCTCGTCCATCTTTTCAGCCTCATTTGGTATGGAATCAGATTTAACACCAGTAGGGGCAAGGAGCTTGTCCCATACGCCCTGCTCACAAATTGCAACGTGGTCCAGCAATACCGGGGAACCTTCCACCAGTAGAGGCTGATTGTCGATTTTGATGATTGAGTCCTGCACTTCGCTATACGTAACGGTTGGCGACGTGCTTAACTGCCTGGTCGCCATAATTTCAGCGGTTTCAGCGTCATAAACGCGGGCAATAGCCCATACCTCGCCATTATCAGCAACCCAACCGTTGGTCAGGGTTCCGATAACACGCTTCGCAAATTCATCGCTATCGAGCTTATTTTTCTCCGGGTGCAACCAGATAAGCGGCACACCGGCCACACGCTGGAGAAATTCGGGGGTGAGATAGTCATCCGGGTTACGGAAGGCCATCTGTTGATCTGCGGTGCGCCAGGTAACCCCTGTTCCGGTTACTCGAATGGCGAACATCCACATATTGATAAAGTATTGCGGGCTGCTTAATGTTCCGTCAGCAATGAGCGCGGCCACCGCGGTTTCGTTGAGCGACTGCCGCGCCATAACTTCAGCGAAGGGCTGATGAAGCGGCTTAGGCAAATCGTCAATGTGAAACCATCCGGCGGCCAGTGACTCGTCGTTTATTTTCGCTTCAAACTGCTCCGGCACGTCTGCGCGTAGCGTGAGATAGCCACTAGCAACGCTGTAGGGAGTTAATGGACCATCGTACTGATAACCCACCTCCTCCAGCACTTCTCGTCGCGCCGCGTCCAC